TCCAATCCCCAACCGCGTGAATCCAACTTCCATCAACGCGTCGATGATGATAAACCGCTCTTGTGAATTGGTGACCTCGATATCGGCTGCGAGTCCGAGGAGGTGCGAAGAATTACGGGAAGCGGGTAACCCCCTCTCAATGAGTGAGCGGTTGTAATCAACCGTACGAAATCCCGAAGAAATACGAAAGGGGATGGAAGCACAATCGCGAGCCTCATCAAGCAAGCGAAGAAAGCTGGGATCCATCATACGCCCCGAGCCTGGAGCATCGGGTGAATCGAATTCTCTGAGTTTAAAGTGTCTCATCGTTCCGCGAGCATGAGTTCAATCTTGTGAACCGCCTTCACGACTTCCTTCATCATGTCTTTGAGTTCGTCTTTATCGGACTCAACGCGGATAATGCGCCCCTTGAGCTTCTCAATTTCACGGTTTAGGTTTACCCACACTCCCACGATCGCGACCGCGCTTGGGAGTAACATTAGTATTATTTCGGTGGAGGTCATCGAGGAACTTTTTCAATAAGGTGATATTTTCTTTTCGGCTCTTTCTCATCCGAAGAATTGTTTGAGGTCTACGATATTCGGAACGCCTCCGCTGCTTATGCTCATCCCGCTCTGGAAGTAGTCCGCTGGTTGTGGGAGCATATCCGCACCCGTGTTTGAACTGTACTCAGGAAAGAGGGACGAGTTGTTGCAGAGATATTGATACATCCGGTAGGTGTAGAATTGGGCGTTCTGACGCGCTCTTTCTACTTCGCGGTGTAAGTCATCCGGTGATATGGTTTGAGTGCCTTCAGATACCCTTAAAACGAGCGAGCCGTTGTCCATCTTCACATAAAGAGACGGGATAAGTTCAACCATCGTCCACCAAAGGGTGGCTTTTCGAACGTAGTCATTCATTAGAGTAGCGTAATCGCCCGTCAAACCACCGCCCGAGATATCGGTCTTCAGCTTCTCGAGAAGGTCGGTACCGAGATAGAGTTGAATGTACTTGTCTTGGGAGAGGATAATCGAAGGAACGAGGTAAGCGTCTTCGATGCTTCCGTTTATGTTGGTGATCCGCTTGATATAGTCCGGATTCACGAAAAGGACTTCTGCTTGTAGTGACATTATCGGGGGTTTATGAAGCCTTCATTCGGCATATCGACGGGACGTTGTGCAACTCGCTTATCGTTCTCGGGTAATCGCTTCGCATCGACTCCCGCTTCTCGGATGAGTTTCTTCGCTTGGTTGACAGATATCTTCTTGTTGTTCTTCCTTAAATATGTTTGACGGCTGAAGTAATGGTGGCACCTCGCCCCGCCTTTAAAAGGAACAAATCGTATGTGTTTGACCCACCCTCACCAAAGCCCGGATTCACCGCGCGTAAACTAGCAGCTTCGATGTCTTCCTTGCGGTAGACTTTACCAGCGGCAACCATCTTTTTACAGAAGTCGCGGGAACTCTCTTGCGTGGACTTCGGAGCGTAGGTGTATCGAACCTTAATAATCTCGGTATCTTGTTCGCTCTTGCCGTTGGGATTCGATGAAGGAACCCGAGCAAAAGCCCACATCGCGTCCCGTGCTTTCTCGAGGTCGTAATCGACGGGAGATTCATCTATCAACTCCCATTCATCCCCCATCTCTTCGCCTTTGTCGGTGAGGTAGTCGACGCATCCATCGAGGTTCACTTCTTGTGGCTCTTCTGATAGTTGAACAAGTTGAGCATCGAGACCAGCGGCATTCAAAAGCGTTTTAACGGCTTCTGTGACTACTTGTCGAGCCGGAGCGATGACATTCTTCTCGAACAGTTCAGAAGCCTCTGCAAGCTCTCCACCGCCTCCGAGCTTTCCCGGTACCGCAACCCCGAACATCTGAGGAGAGGTCACACGGTGTCCGACCATGATCTTCGAAGTCACTTCCTCCGAAAGGAATTGATATTGGTTGTGAGCGTCCGATAATTGGAACGGCTCGAAGTCGGGCTTTCTATCGGGATCGTCCGAATAAGTGACAATGAACTTGCCCGCATTACTCGCCCCGCTGAGTTGCCTTTCGATATCCATTCGGATTCGGTTTCTCTCCTCTTGCGGTGGGATACCGTTCTTAAAGTGGATGGAGAACGAAGGGCTCATCCCGTTTAACATATTGTTAATGTGATACTTACCTATCTCCTTATCAAGCTCGATGTAGTTAATTGAGCCAACATAATCGGGTTTCGGATAATAGAACGAACCCGGAGAGAACGGCTTCACGTAAAGAATCTGTGTCGGGTGTTCGATATTCCTCTCAGGGTCAAAGGTGCATATCTCCGAAGGCTCTTCGCGTTTATCGTTCCAGTCCTTTGAATAATAATAATACTCAACCTTCTCATCTTCATTGACGAAGCCCGAGCGGATATTCTCAAACGGGAGGTGGGAGACGTTGGCGATTGTGGTTCGGTCGATGCTCCAATTCACTTCGAGAGCGAACCCGCCTTGAATCTTGAAATCCAGACAAGCCTTTCGGAGTTCGTCGTTTAAATTCCATTGGTCAAAGGCAAGCCTTCCGTCAAGGGTCGTAGCGTCGAACCCTTCCCCAAATATCATCATCGCGATAGTTGTCGACAATGCGTTGTGAGTAGCGGACGAATGATAGAGGTCGACGAGGTATTGCGGGAAGAGGTTGTCATCTCCGTAATTCACGAAGCCCATCTGGTTGGCTGTCTCCCGATAGGATCGCTCTTCGTATTGATTGAGTTGTATTAATTCCATTACTGGTAATATATGTAATTATCGGGGATGGTGATGTCGGGTATATCGTACCCAATCGCACCCGCTACGTTGAGAGTCCCTTGTTCAAGCAGTCCAACAACCGAAGCATCGGTCGGATTCAAGTTGTTCGTGCTGTTCTGCCCGTATGCTTTGTACGTGTAAAGCCCTGTCTCGGTGAGGAGGACACGGCTTGAGACCCCGAGAGGTTGATTCGTGTAGACGCTTATCTTCGTATATCGAGCGTTGTCGACTTCGACATCTCCGATGAATGCGTGGTTGTCCGTGCTTGCCATGTTCTCCAAAATTATGAGATAATTCGTGAACGCGGCAAAGTCTTTCTTCATCTCTGCGAGCGTCAAATAAATGAACTGCTCGTCTGCGCTATTTGGGTTGAGGTGTATCATGATGAATCAAAAAAGGGAGAGCTATTGCCCTCCCCCTTCCTTTATATTCTAACCAAAGAAAATAGAATCAAGTACCAGCGGTGAACGTGATGTTGGAATCGTCAGACGCAACGAATGGAGCTGGAATAGCTTCTTCCGCTGTCAATTGGATTTGATAGCCGTTGAAGTCACCTTTTGCCGTTCCCGTGCCTACGGTGCCTCCGGTAGCTTCAGCCCCGGTCGTGTGACCCATCGCAAAATAGTTATCATTGACATCTTGCACAATCACCGTTAAGCGATTTTGCAACAAGTCTTGAATCTCCACGTTATCCGCTGCAACCAAGTTAGGCAATGACAACTCGAGAACCTGAGAATAGAAAACAGTGCCATTCTCAACCGATGCGTTTACCGCTTGTTGAAATGAACCCGAGTTCTTTGTAATCTCAAAGCCAAATACCGTGATTGCATTTGCAGCCGCAGCCACTCCCGCAGTAATCGTGCCCCAGTCATCCGACGCGAATTGCTTAATCCATACGCGCTTGATTCCCCCGATCTTATCTTTGCAGGGAAACGCCCTGCCGTTAATTGTTAATGAACAAGCCATATTTTAGGGAATTAAGGGGAGGGATTTAACGCCCCTCCCCGAATGAATTACGCTGGAATCTCTTGTCGCCATACAGCCAACCCGTCAAGGTCAACGACTTGCGTACCGCCTGAGAACTTCATGATTACACGAGTAACGTCGTCACCCGTTACACCTGTCAAATCCAAGACAGATGCCTGAATGTGATCGGTGAGTAAGTCGGTTCCGAAATACAAGTTGTCAATCTTCGAGATGAGCAAACAATCGTCAGGGAAGCCGCCCGGAGTAATGATGTCATAACCAGCGTAACGAGCAACCAATCCATCGTTTAAGAATGGGAGGTTGTGCGTAGCTGCAAGAGCTTGATAATACAACTGAGCAGATGCACGAGACATGAAAATCTTCGTGTTCGGGTCTCCTGCAATTGTCGCAGGGGCACCTTCAGAGCCTCCCGTGATAAGCGCAAGAGCGGCAAGGATGCCGACTGAAGTAGATGCCACCGTCGCAACTCCCAAAGGAAGGGCTGAAGTGGTTTCGCGGTCGGGCGATCCAGCTACGATGTTTTGAATGATACCTGTAAAGCTTGCGTATGGTGCAGCTTCTCCGAGGTCTTTCTTCCAATTACCCGCCCAGATGTTGTGTTCTACACCTTCGGCGACTTTCGCGGCTACGTATTGAGCGACATAAGTTGTGAAGTCAGCGGGAGCCGATGAAGACTGTCCGCGCATTTGCATTCCTTCCCAAGTCGCGCGAAGGTCTTTATTGCAAACTTGCTCATTTACTTGGAGAGCGTCTGCCGTCAAGACAGCCTCACCCAAAGTCAAAGAGCCTGAACCCGTAAATTCACAAGTAGCAGCGGCAAGCACTGTACCTGAGAACTTGCGGAGCACCGCTTTTGAGTGTACGTTTTCAATTGTTGAAACGTAATTATTCGCGATTGTGTCCGCAGACAAAACCGCAGCCGCAACGTAAGGACGTGCCGCTTCGCCA